CCAAAATTCAAAGATAATGTAGATTCTGTAGTATTTAAACTATTTTTATTAATAAATACTGACCCTATACCTATACTAGATACGATAGTGTTTTCATCTATAGTATTTGTAACTGGTCTAATATATTGTCCAACAGAAATACCAGTAGTTGTAACACCAGTTAAAATAGATGATGTTACTCCAATTGTAGAAGTTGTTGTTACTGACGTAACAAAAGACGAAAAACCAACAGTAGTAGTGTTAAATCCGGTCAAAATTTGATCTGCTTGAGCGTCAATAATTGAAACCTTAATTCCATTAGCCCAAGAACCAGGATTTTGTGCAAGAACTGTTACATCTGTAATAGGATTATCTAGATAACCTAACTCGGTATAATGACCTAAACTTTTTACCTTAATCTCTACGGAACCAGATCTTGCATTTTTTAAGTCAGAACTATCAGTTCTGACAACTTGCATTGTTCCACCATATGCTAAGTAAGAAGATGCAACCAACCAATGCTCATAGTGATTATCAACAGAATATGGTTTTCCAAAAGTATTTAATAAATCGTTTTCACTTTCAATTAAAATTGGTTCATCTACAGGTCCTCTTGTAAATGGTGCTGCAATAGCACCCACAGAAGCTGATACTGGATTTATTCTTCCAACAGTTAAATCAACCTCTCTTATTAAAATTCCAGGAGATGCTAAATTTAGTGGCATCTTTTCTCTCCGACATGTCCAGAATTATCTAAAAATATTTATAATTTTGTACGCTTTAAGACCTACATGTAATCCCACATATATGATCTGTCTCCATATTCATCTACGTTCCAGACTTCCATCGCATGATTACTTTTATCTGCTCCTGCCCAAATCCATCTATCCTCACTATTTTTATCAATGATTGGTTCAAAATCATCTAATCCATCAGAAATAAATCCAAATGGTGACATATCTTGCTCTATTTGATTTTTTTGTTCTTCATAGATTCTCTTGCGAACATCATTGTCCGTCATTTCTTTAAAATAATCTTGAGCAACTAACCAAGAAAAAATAACTAGACACATAGCCAAGTCGTCATTACATCCCTCTTCCGCTTCAAATGAATTATGCTTTTGAGTAAAAGTTGTAAGTTCACTAATTATTTCATAATCATTAACTAATAACTTATCATCTTCTAATAGAGTTTTTAAATTTGAGCATCCTAATTTTTTAACGGATGCAGTCATTCGAACACCAAGTTGCGATTTTTTGCCACTAAATCCAGAACCAACAATTTGTCCTGCTCGGCCGCGCATGGAGCACATTAAAATGTTATCATATTCTAAATCAAAATGAAGAATATTAGATACTTGATCTCCAATATCATTCACTTCAATTAAAATCCAAGCATTATTATATCCTTTTGCTACTTCATTAATAATACTTGGAAATAACATGGGTTTAATTTCATTATTTCTATATTTTGCTACAGTCTTATACGGAAAATTAGTTATATCAAAAACAATAAATGCTGAATAATCATTTCCTATTCCACGAGCAACGTCCACTGTAATTAAATAATTATTTTCTTCTTTTGGATTTTCATAAATGTCCAGACCAGCATTTCTTTTTAGTGGATCTTCATAAACAAGATTCTTTAGTTTTGATGCATTAATAAGAGTGTTAACTGAACCTAAAAATTCACACTCAAACTCCACCTTAAACTGCTGTTCACTGGTGTTTGCAATGGTCTGTTCTTTCCATTTAGCGTCTCTACCTGGAACTTCTGACCAGTGAACATCTGTGGGTACATATTCATTCTTACCCCTTTCAGAATCATGCCACATACGGTAGAAGTGATTCATACCGCGTGGCGTAGATACAATAATTACCTTCGTGCTTTGACCAGAAGAAATAGTAGGATAAACAGAGGCAAAGAAGTCATCAGCGATGTGATTCGGGATGAATGCGAATTCGTCCAAAAAGATGACATTATAGGATCCGCCTCGGACAGCAGATGAAGAAGTAGAGTTTGATGAAATTTTTGATCCATTTTCTAATTCAAGTGATCCTTTGTTCCAAGATATAATACCTTGTTGCATCCATGTTGGTAAATTCTCATAAGCAAGTTGCAATCTTCCGAGAAGATCTCTTGCAGTAGACGCTTTGTTTGCTAAAATTGCAATATTAACATTATCATTAAATACGGCGTAGTGGAGTAGGTAGGATACGCAGGTAGTTGATTTACCCGTCTGACGGGGCATCTTGCAGATATTAAATCTGTTCTTATGGAAATTATCAATTAACTTCTCTTGAAATGGATACATCTCAAAAGGAACAAGACCGTGATCCAGAGAAACAATTTTAATATAATTCCTAGCAAAATAAACAGGATCTTCTTTACACTTTAAAAACTCAATAATTTGTTCCTCTGTAAATTCAATTTGAGTATTTGCTTTTTTTAAATTTGGATTACCAAGATATACATTATCGGACATGATAAATTACCTCTGTTCAATCCAGTTTAATACTGCAAGTGCTTTTTTGTTGGTGTTTGGAGATGCACAAACAAGTGTATAAGTATCACTAATTGTTCCAATACCACTTCTACCTAACTGAAGTGCTGCTTTAATATCAAGATCAACTAACGCACCACTACCATTAATTACAAAACCACTCAAAAGATCACTTCCACCAGATACTGCAGTTTGAGTGATATTATACTGCATAAAAGAGTTTGGATCGGGATGATTTACCCAAGTTCCTCCAGTCAGTGTTGCATTTTGTAGAAGTTGCCAATAAACATTCGTATTATCATCAGTTGCTGCCTGTAATGATCTCAAAAGCATTACACCAGTTAGATTATTGGATTTTAAACGAATGCTTATAATTGGATAGAATGTATTTGCGGATGTCATCGTTGTCCCTGTGATGGGATTTGATATGCTCAAAAGAGTTCCAAGTTTTTCTGGTTCTCCTTCCTGGATAAGAGAATTGGAACCTTGATAAAGATAATGAGTTCCTGCAACACCAGTTACATTTTCTATCTCAAGACGAATGGGAAGGAATGGAGTAGAACACCAAACTCTATCTTGAGTGTTTGAGTTATCAAAAGTATGACTTTTAATGGTTTCACCTTTCATTAACCAATTAAAATCCACTGTTCCTGCACCATACCACTCATAAGAAATGGAAATCATCTGTTGTTTTGTTGGGTCTGCGGTTACACCAGTCAAACCAGTACCATCAAATTTTTCACCATTCCATTCATCTCTACCAACTCTTATTTCTGTAGTAATTCCAGTTGTAGATGTGCGAATTACATATGAATATGTTCCCCCATCATCCTCAAAATAAGCACCATTATAATCATCAAACAATCCAAATCTTCTGCGAATACCTACCTGCGGTGTTTCTAAACGAATTGCGAATGCAAGTGTTGCTGGTCTTCCAGGAATGTATCTCATTACATTCTTGGTTTGTCTGATGATTTTACTTCCTGCAGTAGAACCAACTTGCATAACAACATTACTAGCATTAACATTATGAGTTGCGGTTCCGACACCAACAATTCTCTCATCCCAAACATCAGTTTCTTTTCCATACTGGAAGGTATTAAAGAAAACTGTTTGGAACGGAGCAACTTTTAATCTATTGTTATTAGAAAACTGAGGTCTCCAGTCTGTCTGGTTCCCCCAGTGATCTGCAATATTGAAGGTTTCAAAAAGACTTCTTTCTTGGTTTAAGAAATCTTGTGTAGTCTTATTCCACTGAGCCATTATTCACCCCATGCCAATCTTTCTGGTTGATATCTTTGTGTGTTTTTAATTTTTAAAGAACTTTGGTTAGATGCTGGATAAATGTTATGAACAATTGCTCCTGGATACTCATCTTGAAGTTGTTCTGTGAGTTCATTTCTAGTCATCTCCTTCCCTTCAACTTCCATACGATATAGTTTTCCTTCCCAAACTACATCTGCAAAGAAAGATTCAGTTGCTTGTTCTGGTTGAGAACCTCCTACATTTAGAGTTCCATTAAAATCACCATTAATGGTGATACTTTCTTTTAAAAATTCTTGAAAACTTTTCATTTTTATCACCACTTAACTTTGTTTGCCCAATATGCAGCGGACATTGGTCCTCGTGCAATATTTTTTGCGTGTCTGGTCTTAAATCTATTGCGACGACTTGCATACTCTTCGGACTCTCCTTTTTTCTTTGGAGAACCTTTTACACCTCTTTGTCCAAAGCGAATAATCTTTTCTTTACCACCAGAACATGCCTTTACAACATGAGACTTACCCGTGAGCGAGTCGCCCACGGGATCAGACTTTGGGGAGTTACATTTCATCTTTGATTTTTCAACCTTTTCCATAAAATATTGAAATGTTTTTCCTTCAGAAACGGATTGTTGCTTATTTCCTCTCCAAACTCCATTATCATCAACAATTGGTTTCATATGTTCTGGACCAATTATATCAACAACATTAGCAAATGTATTTCCATTTGCATCTTCAATAGATACGGACTCCTTGCGAATATCTGGAAGTTTTGCTCCAGTTGCTCTTGGTTCTTTACCTTTTGGATATGCTGGTTTTCCGCCACCAAGTCCAGATTTTGGTTTTAACTTTGGTTCATTAGAAACACTTTCTGCCTTCATTTCACCACTATCTACATAATCTGCTGCACTATCTAGATAATCTGCTGCCTTTGTAATTTTTGATTGAACCCATGCT